CTCGATCGCGAGCTCGACCGGCGTCGAGCGTGATCTGACTTCCCGTGAGATCCTTCATATTCGCGGCTTCGCTCCGCAGGGAGGGCCGGTCGGCATCTCCCCGATCACCGCTCACCGCGACGCGCTCGCGGCTCCGGCCGGGATGCAGCGCTTTCTCAACGCCTATATGAGCAGGGGCGCCGGTCCCGGCGTCGTCCTCTCGATGCCGCAGCAGGTTACGCGCGAGCAGGCGCGCGAGCTCGCCGAGACGTGGGACTCGCAGCACGCCGGGATCGATCGCGCGGGCTCGACCGCAGTCATCGGCGGAGGCGCAACGCTAGAGACGATCCCGGTCTCGATGGTCGATGCTCAGTTCGTCGAATCGATGCGATTCAGCGTCGAGCAGGTTGCGCGGATCTTCAATGTTCCCGCGGCGCTCCTCGATGCCGGCGATCGAAACGGAATGGATACGCAGGCGCTAACGGAGCAGTTCGTCAAGTTCTGTCTCGTCTCGCGGATGAGCAGGATCGAGCGCGCTCTCGCCGCCGATCCCGATCTCTTCGCGACGACCGGCGATCTCTTCCCGGAGTTCCTCGCCGATGGGCTCCTTCGTCCTTCGACTCGCGAGCGCTTCGAGAGCTACAAGACCGCGATTCAGACCGGCATCCTCTCTCAGAACGAAGTCCGCCGGCTCGAGAACTATCCGCCGATCAACGGCGGCGATGAGATTCAGATAACGCCGGTAGGGGGCGCTCCTAACCCGCAACCGATCCCGGAGTCTCCTAATAACGATGGCTGATCTAACTCCTACCGCGTCGATGGCGATCGAGGCTCGCCGCGGTCTCAAGTGGGCTGAAGATGGCCGCGCCGGAAGCGGGCTCGTCCCGCGGACCGTCGCGGACGCTCGAAAGATGGCTGACCGCGAGCCGCTCAGCGAGCAGAAAGTCCGAAAGATGCCGGGATGGTTCGCGCGGCATGAGGTCGATATGGCTTCTGACGCTAACCGCGATCCGGACGATCCGCAGTATCCGGGCGCCGGCCGCGTCGCGTGGGCTCTATGGGGCGGCGATGCCGGCCGTTCGTGGGCAGAGAAGAAGGTCGCCGAGCTCGACCGGGAGAAGGAGGAGGCCGAGCGGTCTCTGAAGATCACGGTCGAGGTCGAGCAGAACGAGTATCCGGAGATGGAAGAGCCGGAGGTCGAGGAGCCCGAAGTCGAGACGCCGGAGGAGCCGGAGCTCGACGACGAGGAGGAGCTCGTCGAGGAGGAGCCCGTCGAGGAGGAGCTCGCGATTCGTGAGGACGAGCCGGTGCAGCCGGCAGGGGATGAGATGCCGCCGACTCCGGCGGAGGAGGAGATACCGCAGATGCAAACTTCGCAGCCGCTCGAGGTCGAGCGCGTAAGAGTGAAGCTCGAGGAGCTCCGCGTCGCGGGCTCCGGCGATCCGCAGAAGAAGAACGAGCTCGTCGTCACCGGCTACGCGGCTCTCTTCGACTCGCGATCGGAGGATCTCGGCGGCTTCGTCGAGGAGATTCAGCGCGGCGCTTTCTCTGAATCTCTGCGTAAGAGCGATCTCGACGTTCGCTTTCTAATCAACCACGACTCGAACCTCGTTCTCGCGCGCTCGAAGAGCGGCACGCTCGAGCTCTCCGAAGATGAGCGCGGTCTGCGGATCTACGCGCGCGTCGCGCCGTACTCCTACGCCGAAGATCTCCGGATCGCGATCGAGCGCGGCGATATCGATCAGATGAGCTTCGCGTTCACGGTCGAGGAGGATTCGTGGGGCTCCGCCGATGACGGAACTCCGCTCCGTCGCGTGCAGCGCGTAAAGGATCTGTTCGACGTAAGCGTCGTCACTTATCCGGCGTATGCCGAAACTAAGACCGAAGTTCTCGCTCGCGCGATCGACCGCGGCGAGCTCGAGAGCGAAACTGAAACTTCATCTGCCGAAGTGGTCCCGGCAGAAGAGCGCGAGTCGTCGCCGCAGGGCGAGGCTCGCACCGATCAGTCGCCGTCCGGGGCTGATCTGCGAAGGCTTCGTGAGCGAATCAGGAGCCGGACCTAACTCCGAACCTTTGGAGGTTCTGATATGCCGAGCGATAAGCTCGAAACCGCGAAGGCGCGTCTCGATGAGGCCGTAGCCGAGCGTCAGCGTATCGCCGATGAGATCGAGGTCGCGGACGAGTCCGCCGACGTTGATTCCCTCGAGCAGCGCTGGAACGAAAGCGATCAGACCGTCGAGGCCGCTAAGCGCGAGGTTGCTCTCTATGAGCGCATCGAGCGCGCCCGTGAGGATCTTCCCTCGCCGGCGGTCCCTGACGTGAAGGTCGTCAAGGAGGAGCCGACGTACCGTAAGGATACGCCGTTCTCGTTCTTCCGTGATCTCGCGATGCGTAATCGCGATGAGGCTTCCGCTGAGCGGATGCGTCGTCACGATGCCGAGATGAGCGAACGCCGCGACGTGAGTTCCGCGTCGAACGGCTTCATTCCTCCGGTGTACCTCGCCGAGCTCGCCGCGGAGTTCCCGCGGGGAGGCCGTCCGCTTGCCGATGCGCTGCCGAAGGCGCCGCTCCCGGCTACCGGTACGTCGTTCACGGTTCCGAAGGTCACCGGCGGCTCCGCAGTTGCCGCTCAGACTGACGGCGGGAGCGTGCAGGAGACCGATCCGACTACCTCGCAGCCGGCGACTTACGTTCGCACGATTGCCGGTCAGGTCGATATCTCTCAGCAGCTTCTCGACCGCAGCGATCCCGCGTTCGATGTAATCGTGCTCCGGGATCTCCAGTCCGCATACGACGCGGAACTGGATCGTCAGCTCATCGCCGGCGCTTCGGCGTCGAATGAGCACGTCGGACTCCTGAACGTCTCCGGCGTAAACTCCGTGACGTACACCGCGGGTACCGCTACCGCGGCCGACACGCTGCCGAAGATCTATAAGGCGATCGAGCAGATCGCCTCGAACCGGTATCTCCCGGCTACGCATCTGGTCATGCATCCGCGTCGCGCGGCTTTCCTCGCGGCCGGTCTGAGCAGCACGGCTCCTGTGTTTCAGCAGGGACCGCTCATGCTCGCCGCTGGTACTCAGGACGGCGCGCAGGTCGCGTCGATCGCTGGTCTGCCGGTCATCATCGATCCGAATATTCCGGTCAATCTCGGAAGCGGAACCGATGAGGATCGCGTGCTCGCGATTCACGCGCCGGATCTGGCAGTCATGGAGGGCGGCGTGCGTACGCGCGTCCTCGACGCTCCGCTGAGCGACACTCTCGAAGTGCGTATTCAGCTGTTCGGTTACTCCGCGTTCCTCTCGGAGCGCTATCCGAAGGGCGTTTCGGTCATCTCCGGTACGGGGCTGAACGACGTTCTCTGATCCCTTACGGGATCTTCGACGGCGCTCTGGCGCGATCTTCGATCGCCGAGCTCGCCGGGGTTCGATTCCCCGGCGTCGTCATAACTACCGATCTCGCGGGAGGGATCTATGAGTAATGAAGACGTAATCCGCGGTCTCCTCGAGGAGCGCGCGGCATACGAGAAGCGCGGCGACAAGGCCGGCGCGAAGCTCGTCGATGAGCAGTTGAAGTTCTACGGTCACGAAGGCGCGCCGAAGGCGAAGCGCTCGACGAAGCGAACCTCGAAGACGAAGACTGAGAAGCGCTAGAGATGGCCGCCGGCGATCTATGCTCGCGATCGGAGGTTCGGGCGTTCCTCGAGCTCCCGGCCGCTGACACCGGCCGCGATACTCTGATCGACTCGACGATCACCGCGATCTCCGCTGCGATCACGCAATACACGCAGCGCGAGTTCACGCCGACCGCTTCGGCGACTCGCACGTTCGAGCTCCCCGTGGGGAACCTCTCAGTCGATCTCGCGCCGTACGATCTGCGGACGATCTCGACGCTGCGGCTTCATCCCGAAGACGCGCAGCCGGAGACTCTGACCGCGACGCGCGACTATCAACTCGAGCCCGTCGCCGCTCCGCACGGCGTATATACGCGCGTTCGGTTCTCGTCTCTGGTGACGCTCTTCGACTCCGACTCGGCGCGCTACTTCGGCCGGACGCAGGTTGAGATTGCGGGCGCGTGGGGGTTCGCCTCGATCCCGAACGACGTGAAGCAGGCCGCGATCGTCGCGACCGCTTCATCGCTCCGTCGCGACGTTCCCGCGCTCGATCTCGGCGACGTGCTCGACGATCCCCGTCAGCTAGGACCGGATCGGCCGACGAACTACGCGCTCCCGGCCGCGTCGATCCGGATGCTCTCTCCCTACCGTCGCCACGGCTTCAAGTGAGCGCGACGTATAAGAGCTCGGCGCCGGCGTTCAAGGCGGCTCTCTTAGTCGCGCTTCAGGCGCGCTCCGGGCTCTCCGGGGTCACGGTCAGCTACGGAGCTCCGGTCAGCGGATCGGGCTCGCGTGAGTTCGTGGCGCTCGGCGATATCGACGGGTCGCAGGAGTACGCGACGCTCGGCGCTACCGCCGCGGCACGCCGGAAAGATGAAACCTTCACGATGACCGTCTATTGCTCCTGTCTGCGCGAGGGGCAGATGCAGAAAGAGTGCACGGAGCGCGCGTTCGAGCTCGCCGCAGAAGTAGAAGACGCCGTTCGTGAAGATCCCGAAGTAAGCGGAACGGTTCGCGTCGCCGAGGTCGCGAGCCCGTTCTCTCTCGAAGAGTTCGCGTCAGATCAGGCGCGGCAAAGCGTCGTCACGCTCGGCATTACCGCGACGCGCCGATTCTAAGGAGCTTTCTATGAAGGTGAAGTATCTCGGGCCGCACGAGCGGCTCGTCATCGTTCCGGCCGATGGTGGTCCGGAGATCGAGGTCGATCGCGACGGGACCGTCGAGGTCTCCGCCGAGCTCGGAAGGGAACTGGTCGGACGTGGAGACTTCAAGGGCTCCGCGGGCAAGAAGAAGACGAAGCCCGCTAAGGGCGAGG